TGTTCCACAAGTTTCGAGACACGAATTCTTGGAAAGTACCATAGTGAGTTTTGAACTTACTTTTGGAAAGATTTATAGGTACACCTATTGCCTCGTACCAAAGTCGTAATTTATGACTTGGGTCTTCGACCACTAGGTCATCCCCCACTTTTATAAAGAAGGGGACCGAACCATACTCTTTTGTTAAAATAAATTCAATAAACAAAAGGTCGGTAAGTTGCGCTATAGCGAAACTACCTTTTGTTCCCATACCCTGTCCTTTGCCGAAAGACACTGGACGAGGCATATTAGGAACATACCATGGACAATCGACTGCAAGTGCTTTCCAGCACAGGCTTAACGATTCTCCAAACAGGGCTTTCACTACGATAAACTGTAGCGAAGCAGGAAAGTTATCTGTCCATGATGTTGCATCTAATGATACACATCTGTCCAGAACTTCTAAAGGTAGGGACTTTACTATATCCCAACCTTTCCTATGGGAAAAATATGCTAGGTTATTAGGAAATAACTTAGAACTTATTTTTACCACCTCTGTTTCCAAGGAAGCTAATACAGATTGAGTCCATATATCGCAAAGTGCGATAACTCTGGATTTATTCCCTTTATCAGGAATTGCCGTAAGCTTACGTAAACGTATATTGGTAAGCTTAGATGGTAAATTCTGATACTTCTTTGCACATCGTGTAAAAAAGAGAAAGAAATTAGTACTATTAGTAATAGTACAGATTCTTTCGAAGGCTTTGTAAAGCTTTTCGTCCTTCATCAGGACTGCTGCTTCTTCCAAAGCTGTTTCAAGCTTTGGTTTTGAGTTGGGCCCATTACTAGGACCAAGAAACAACTTAACTTCGAGATCCGCGAGAGTTATACTTTCGCGAATATCTTGCACTCGGTTTCGAACATAACGTTCGAACTCGCTTACAAGACCTGGATCTAATTTGTGCCGTTTACCAATATTTTCTAATAGAGGTAATAGCTCAGAATTAGCTGTACATACTCTATTTAATTTAAATAGAGTTAGGCAAAATCTCATCGCTTCTGCGATTTGATTTTCATGGTCTTTATTATGGACATTGTCCTTAATAAAGACATAAACTGGGAGTAAGTGACCTAAATGTTTAGGCCATTTATTTACTTTACCGGTTGCAACCCATCCTGGGTTCTCCGGTTCCCGACCTTCCAATAGTCCAATGGAATATTGGGTTATGGCCTTCCAACGAGAAGTTCCATGAATAACCCCCCGATGAGATATTATCTCATCATGGGCACGGATAGTTTTATCCGTTAGGTCAACAAGGTCCCACTCCTTTGGGAGTTTATCCTTGAACAATTGGTGAATAAGATCAAATCTTGTTTTCCCAATGAATCCAGCTGAAGGTACTCTAAAATCTTTAAGATTTTTAGATAAACTTCCTTTCGAGTTTCTGTGTGAATTACCCTTATTAGGGTTTTTCACTGTTTTCTTGCGGCTACTCCCAAATTTCTTTTCAGAAATTTTACGAGAGGTACCATAGAGGTATAAGATACCAACGCGTCCGTCCTTAGGCGGCATGTAGCGTGATACATAAATCGGAGATATTCCAGAAAATACACATGGAATACCTAAATTAGATCTAAGGAATGAAAATTTCTTATTATAATTTGATTTAATCATATTTGCAAGACTTTGTTTTGTAGATCCCTGATTGAAACTCCGTACATCCAAGTAGGCAAGCACGGTAAAGTTATCGTTCTTGATCCTCATATACTTATATTT